AGCTAATTCGCTACGCTTTGCCCAAATTTACTTTTTCGCTATGTGTTTATTTTAAGAACATCAAGCATCTTTTTGTATCTCGTTTCTTTCCAGGAGGGCACGGTCTGACTGTTGTCAAGCAACTGGATGACAGTATCCATGGCATTATAATAGTTCTCGATATACGACCTGCGCATGCTTTCCTGCTCATGCTTGTATATATCGACATCATCCTTACGCTTGGATACAACATCAAAAATGAGCTGTTTGGCCATGGTAAGATTGGCCATAGCAAGACGCAGGGCCTCCTTCAGTTCGCCCTCGTCTGCCGTCAGATCGGTGTAGACATCTTTGGTAAGGATGATAACCATCTGCTTTTTCGCAGAAATGGCAGACGAATTGAGCTGGTCGAAAGTGACATTGCTCTCTGCATAGGGAGCATACTTCCGAAATTCCGAAATGGTGGTAAACAGTTCTTCCAATATTCTCATGACTGTTGCTGATTTAGTCTGTTTTGAGGTGAAACATCTTCCTGGCGTGCCGGGACTTCGCGATAGAATCCAAGACGGTACCCCTGGCTGTATAAATGGGGAAAGTTTATCTGTATGGCCATATTGAACGGTTCGGAGCAGATTTCGTCTTCCGAAGTCAGTGACATGATGTATATCAGATAGTTGTAATACGCATCGGCTCCTGATTTGGATATGACCCCGTCCTTGCTGACACTGGATATGGAGGAGTCAAGTCCCACGCTTGACAGCAGCACCTCATCGGCGCGTTTGTCATAGGATATCAAGGCATCGATATATTCCTTGTATTTCAAATCAACCGTCTCTATCTTCCAGCGTTCCTCTTCGCCCTGGCTGTTCTTGAAGCTGATTGTCGCATACGCCTTACCCTGGTTGTCTGCACCGGACAGATAGCGGGAGATCTTGCGCAGTTCAGACTGCAGATACTTTATCAGGGTGGATTCCTTGAATTCCGAACCAATCACGATGCCATTGTACATCAGTTCTTCCTCATTGTTTTTCTTGCGCCGTTTATTCTCGTCGCAGAGTTTGGTTATCTGGATCCTCTTGGACTCAAGCCAGGCATTGGGGATGACAATGTGTATCTTGGCGGCAAGCGAATTACGTAAAAAGGAGTTGATATAATCAGCCGTATCGTTGGAACCCTTGATGTAGGACCTGGTACCGGCATGGGTTTCGTTTACACCGTAGAACTCATCCACGGATTTTTCCCGGTGATGGGAAATGGCCGCGAATCTGTAATTGGCAAGCTCCGAAAAGGAAAACTTCGGATAGATGCGGAAAGTGGAAGTGCCATACCCCCAACGCCCTACGGCAATGTAGCGGAAATCCCGGTAGTAGACAACATCTGTCGCCACATCCTTCTTGGTGGTGGCCAGCCGGCAATGTTTGTTCTCCATGGATTCAAGGCCGGCAACGGGCATCGTCCCTCTTGCTTTTCCCTTTGTGAAGCGCCACTTTACGAAACAGTCCCTGAAATAGTAGTAGTTCTTGATGATTGACTTGGCCACTTCCTTATAACCCGATTCAAGACCGCGCTGTTCCCAACTGTTGAGCCAGTCCATGATTTCCGGACAGTCAACCCACTGTTTCAGAAGTTTCCCGTCCACGATTGCCGGCTTGTACACGGCAAGCCCATGACCATACAGCATGTTGACCTGCTTGGTAATCAATCTCGGCAGAAGCCGGTTCTTCTTTATGTCGGACGCGATTTCCTCGCATTTCATGTTGTTGAAGCCACGGCTGCACACCTGGAATCCCTGGATGCTCTGCCACTGCGTATCCGGAAGACTTCCTCCACTCAGGGGGAACATCGGGTCCGGTTCCAGGACTGAAGCCATTGGCCTGTCTCCAATCTGGAAGGATATTACATTGTCATCGTCAAGATAGCAACCGAAGTTGCCTACCATTTTGAGATTGCTTTTACTCATAACCAATCTATTTTATGAAGTTTGAAACCATCTTGAGGAAAGCCCATGTACCTGATGAGAATACGGTAGCACATCTTGGGTTCCCCGTCTGCGTCTGTAAACAGAAAGAAGTTGTCACTGTCTATACTGAATCTTTCTTCAGGCAGTTGAGTACGCCATCTGCATCCTTCTTTAACTGTCAATGTGGCTGATGCCTCCCCTTTATGCCTGGAACACGGGAAGAAGGCAATGGTAAAGCAGCCGTCAGGCAGTTTTGATATCTCTTTGGCCCATTGCATCGCTTGAATACCGGTCATTGTCATTTCCATGCCCGAAAGTAGCAGGATTCTGCTGTGGGAAAAAGGACGAGAAGCGCCCTCCGTCATATTTCCGAGGAATGCCGGAGGATGCCTTGCAATTCCAAAACTCAGCGGTGCGTGCTGAACAGCGCCTCACGAAGAAAACGCTTTCCTTTTTCAAAAGCATAAAAGTTTGGTTTCCAAACAAAAAGCGTTTGTTTTAATGTCAAACGATACCATTATTGTATCTATACTGACTATTTTTATAGTGAAAAACAGCCGCTATATAGCCAAATTATCAGGTAAATTGTCCGGCATGGACGATAATTCACTCAACACTTTGTTTCCATAACGCCCGAAAAGAAGATAAATCAGGGCACTGGGAAGCTGCGTTGTCAGTCCGGCCTGGTTCTTGAGAGGCACTTTCTTTTCCGATGATTTGTCCAGCTCGATGCGACCTTCCGTTTTTTTCAACGGTGACAGCATAATGGCACTGCAAAGGTTCCTGCACTCGTTCTCGTCTATCAAAATTTCCGGCAAGGCATTGCTCCGGCCTCCAAACATAAGAAGCAATAACTTGAACTGTTGCCAATGATATACGGTGGCCTGCCCTTCGTTCATCAGTTCCACCTCAAAGCCATAACTTTCCAGCTCACGCTTCAGGGCACGGCTGTCGGTGGTAATCTGCTCCAATTCTTCGCGGCGTTTGTTCCCGGCACGGTCAGGGTAGAGAATGATACGCTTATTCAGGGAATCAGCACCGAAAAATTCATAGAACTGACGGGCGAGTTCGGGCTGTCCATCCGGGTAGCAGCAATAGAGTTCCTTTATAATGCGGAGCTGGCGGCCGTATTCCTTTTCCTGCCCGACAACAAGGCTGGAAAAGTGGCCAGGGTCATATCCTACCAGTAGCTCGTCACGCTTGTTGTAGTGCCTCAGATAACGGGCTGTGAGTAGAAAATGTTCCCGCAGGTCAAGTCGTAGAATGGATTCATAAATATAGCTGTCTGCATACTGATGTTTCTCCTTGTTGTAGTTGGCGAAGAACTTATTGATAACCTCCTTATGGCGGATAGCGCAGATGGAAGTGAGGAATTCGTCCATATCCAAGGTCTCAAGCTGCGTCTTGAAGAACTTCGGACCGAGAATATCCTTGTTGCAGAAGGAACTGGCACGGACGTACAACGTGGCGTTACGGCGCATGTCCGCCAGGCGGGGCTGCCATAAGGATATGATGCGATCCTGTCTGATGATTTCAAGACGGATACGTTCAAGGGTAACGGGATTTGTAGTTTCCCGTTGGGAATTTATAAGTTTGTATTTCTGATAGATAGCTGCATTTACATGAAGCGCAACTGTAGATATTTCCTCCATCAGTTTCGTATCCATATTTTTCTCATATTCCTCGAACCAGTCATCTTCGCCGAGGTCCACACGCGCGGTATCGGATACGCCCGTGATTCCTTGGTAATAAGGTGACCGGCGTATTTCGGCACTGGCACCACGGAGGGAAGGGAACAAGCGGGTTTTCAATTTCTCCCCTTTGTTATGTTTCATCTCTTCAATGATGGCGTGGACGGCAGAGCGTCCGGCAACGGACTCCGGCTGGTCCGAGCTTACCAACTGGATGTGATGGCCGTCCCGGAAAACGACACTGTGTTTGGGGTAGGATATGGGATATCGGGGCTTGCGGAAATGAGAAGGGAGCTTATTTTCGCCCACCACATAATCGATGCCATACTCCAGCATGGAACGTACCTTCCCACCTACGGTGACTTCCCTGGAGAAATAAGCCTGAAGGTTGGGCCATACGTTCGTCATCAGGGCAACGTAGGTCTTATGTACCAGAAACGACAGCTCGCCTGGCATGTCATTGGCCACACGGATGATACGTGGGCCGGTGATACCTTCCGTCTTGCCACCTGCACGCGCCACTTCGGCAAATATGTTGTTGGCATCGATGACATTGACCAGTATCTGCATCTGGTTCATGTAGTATTCCTCAAACTGGGAAGTGGTTTCAATATCAGTTTCCATCTTACTCTTCATTAAGTTCTTCGTATTCAGCTTCCTCAATATCCGCATCGCGCAGCAGACGCTTCTTCTCAGCTTTCTCGATGGGAAGGTTCTCTATCAGGTTCAGATAGAACCCTTTATTGTGCTTGGAGGCAATCTCCTTCAGGGAGGCCTTGCTGTATCCCAGGTCTTCCGGAGTAAGTTCGGGAGATATCAGGAAGACGATCCCCAGGTTACGGTCGGCTTCAGCAATCTCGGCGGCACGGCGACGGCACTCCAGGGCGGCGGCATAGCACTTGCCCTGGGTCTTGTAGTCACCGGCAGCCGCACATAGTTTGGCAAGATCCTCGTACTTGTCGGCATAGTTGGACTCCCACACCTTGATGGACACATTGTTGTCGATATTGAAGTAATTGATGGCCGCATAAATGCGTGCCTTACATGTACGTTCATCCACATTAATCTGCTGCTGGGCATTGATGCGCTGGCGCAGCTGCTTGGCGGCACGGGTGATGTTACGCTCGTATTCGTAAATCTCCGCCGCCCATTGCAGCTGCTTGAGGAATAACTGCACATCGGCAGGAATGCCATCACACTTCCCGGTGGTGAGGAATGCGGATATCAAGTCCGGATGTATCTTATCAAGGGTGTCGAGTCTGGTCATATTCCAAAGAGTTGGTTTCTTAAGTCTTTGACTGTCCGTTCCTGCTTACGTGTTTCCAAGGTCTCAATGGCCGACACATCACCGGTCTCGGCTTTCTTGGCAAGTTCGGCATCGATATTGTATTCTCCCAGGGCACAACCGTTACGGTAGGCGTCGTAATATACATCTCCGGGCATCAACAAGCGGACTGTCAGTGCCGTCCTTTCCTTTCCACGCAGGCCGAGAAGCGTACATATACGGTGGGGAGTGTATCCCAAAGCACCGAAAGTACGCACTTGGGATACATATTCATCGCCTATCAGGACGGCTTTATCAGTGTCTGAAGTTAGAGTGAGTTCCTTTTTCATTTCAACAAGGATTGGGTATCTGTAACAGAAAGAATTTCTCCATTCCGGATTAACTGGACGGGCTGCTCAGGGAACATGGCGCGGTACCGGTGAATGGTGGCTGTAACATATTTTGGGTCTATCTCCATAGCATGACAGATACGGTCTATCTGCTGGCATGCCATGAGTGTAGAACCGGATCCGGAGAAGATGTCGAGGACTATCTGACCGGGAGTGCTGGAGTTGGATATTGGATATGCCATAAGGGCTATGGGCTTCATTGTCGGATGTATGGCATTGCGCTGCGGCTTGTCGAAATTCCAGACGGTAGTCTGCTTACGGTCGGAATTCCATTGATGTCCGGCACCCGGTTTCCAGCCATAGAGACAAGGTTCATGCTGCCATTGATAATCCTGGCGTCCCATCACCATAGTATTCTTTACCCAGATGCAGCATTGTGCAATCTTGAATCCCGCTTTCCTGAGAGAAGCCCGGAAATTCTCGCCTTCACTGTCCGCATGGAATATATAGTAGGATCCTCCCGGCTTGAGTACGGCGAACATGACAGAGAACACCTGCTTGAGAAAGGTGGCGAACAAGTCGTTTTCCATGGAATCGTTCTGGATGGTGAGTTCCTCCTCTGTACCGCCTTCATAGTTCACGTTGTACGGTGGGTCTGTGACGCACAAGTCCGCATGCTGCCCGTTCATCAGCGCCGTGATGTCCGATTTGGAACGGCAATCGCCACACATCAGACGATGGTTACCGAGCAACCATATATCTCCGGGTCTGGCAATTACAGTATTTTCAGATGCAGGAACATTAAAATCAATGGCATCTTCCTGCACATTTTCCGACTCATGTTCTTGGGCAAAAAGGGGGGAAACCTGCCCGAAATCAGTGGTCTTGACCTCATAACCCAGGTTGAAGCGCTGCAGGGTGTCAGAATCTATATTATATTTTTTGAACAGCAGGGTATCCGGATTCCTGGTGGCAAACTCGGAATTATAGGCTGCGATTTCCTCTACCGCTTCTTTCTTGTCTGCCGCAAAAATGGGTTCATAAGGTATTTCCGGTATTGTAAACCCGGACTTGCGCAATGCAAGCAGTGCCTTCCGTCTCTGATGGGCATCGATAATCCAGAGCTTTCCATCCGGATCCTGCCAGGCTTTGAATGCATACTTGAAACCACGGGTGATGATAAGCATCTGCAGTTTCGATAATTTGTCAGGATCAGACTTCTTGAAGTCTTCCTGAAGCTCCAAGAACGAATCCAGCGGGGCAGTAGGCAAACCACCCAAATTAAATACTTCTATCAGCTTTTCCATTTTACTTCGAATTGAATTTTTGCAATATTGCTTTGAACAGTGATTCCCGTTCACGGTGACGTCGGAGATTTTCCTTGTCTTGGGTGCGCTTGTTTTGCCTGTCAGCGCGTTTCAGGTAACACTCGTATCTGCGGATATTGTCCGTCACATTCTTATGCAGGCGCAGGAACTCCTGCGGGTCCGTCCGCAGCAGCTTCTCCAGTTGTGCTCTCTCTGACTGGTGGGCTATGAGCGGATGAATGTAGAGGAACTTCCCAGTGTCGTTGAACGATTGCAGCTCATCGAATGCCTGGAGATTACGGATACGCAGTTCCACCATGTCCATGATGTCACGCTTCTGCGGTTTTCTTTCCAGACTTTCGTCGAGCTGCTTCATCTGTTTCCAAGTGACCACGCGGTCGTTGTAGATGAGTGTGGCTATTTGGACTTGCGGGTCGAAGAGGTTGTCCCAGTCGATTTGCGGGTATTCCTCTTGCTTTTGGACTTTACCGGAACCTTGGCCGGCTCTTTTTTTTTCTCTTCTTCCAGCGCCTGCTCAGTCTCCTGGGTACGGGCTTCCGCTTCATCCCTGGCTTCCTCCGCTTCATCGGCACGCTGTTCGGCTTCTTCAGCACGGGCTTCCGCTTCATCAAGCGCTTGTTTCAACTCTTCTGCCGAGTTGTCAGCCGGAACTGTTTCAGGCTTTTCAATGTCGTCATATGGACCGGTTCCTTCAGCATGTGTTGTTTCCCCTTTGGGCATTTGCTGTTTTTTTTCGGCCGGTTTTTCCGCAGCAGGGGCTTCTGTTTTCTTTTCTCCGGCATCTTCTGCCTCTTTTGCGATCATAGCCCGGCGATACTCACGTATCTTCTCACGTGTAGCACAATCTAACAGTGCATAAAGGATATCATCGGCATAACGTTTGGGATTGCGTGAGAATGTGGCAAGCTGCGGAAATCCAGGAACTTCTTTAGCCAGTAACTCAAGGTCATATTGTGCCACATCCGGATTCCGGAGAGCCACGAAATGTGTCTTCTTTTCTTTGAAACTATACATAACATACAGATTTAAGTCTTACAAGCCAACACGCTGCCTATAAGGGAATTCTGCTGACTTGTAAGAGGTGTTTTTTACTAAGCTGTCTGCACACGGCTGCCGGATACCTCGATAAGTGTAGAGGCATCAAGCACCATGAAGGTGATGGAAGAACCCGCTTTGGCTGTCCAGGTAGCTCCATCCTCAAGCACAAAGCTGTTGCCGTCGGCAATGGTGGCCGCCTTGTCGGTACCGGTACCCTCAAGTGTGATGTAACGTCCCTTATCATTGGCTGTCAATCCGCTGACAGTGGAAATGGCGTATGTGCCTTCATTGCCATCGGGGATGGTATAACGGTTGTTGGTGGATTTAATGGCAAGTGCCGTTGCGCCAGCCGTGTGAGCAGCTGCCGGAGCACGGACAATATCGCCCGTATACTTGTAGTACTGGTCAATGCTTGTACGTGTGAAGGTATAGGTTACATAACGCCCGTCCTTGTCATTTTTGGACTCGAAGGAGGAGAGTACCATCGGACGGTCATAGTTGCCGAGGATGTACCACTGCGCATCGCCCACTTCCTTGAAAAGGATGATGAACTTGCCTCCGGCATGCTGTTCAATGAAATCGAGCAGCTGGTCACGCATGCCGCCCATGACGGCAACAAAAGTGTTGGTTCCGCTGGTGGTAATGTCACCTTTCTCACCGGTTGAAGTGTAGGTGGGAATATCGTGCGCCGCAAAGTACTTCATGTATTGTCCGGCTTTCATCGGGATGGTGCTTATCTCACGCTGCTGGTTTGGAAGCGGAAAGGGTACATCGGAATTTATCTGGTCGACATCCACCAGGTAAATCTTGTAGGCTATATTCGAGCCGTGCGTCTTACGGTCGGATACATCGTCCACGTCACCGATGACCATCATGGCGGCCAGTGTGGTACCGGAAAATCCGTAAATTCCCAGCACAGAACCGGGAGACATGACCATATCAAGAATAAACACGAGTGCCAGAAGCACCATCAGCGAAAGGAAAAACCGGACCTGCATCTTACGGGCAGCCTGGTTCCCTTTACGGAAAGGATTTGAAATTCTTTTTGCTTTCATACAATTTTAGTTTTTAAGTTATAAAAAACGGAGCGGGCTTAAGTGGACCCGCCCCGCGCTACCTGAAAACAATCTGTTCTTATAGACAACCAATTATCTGACTCCAGGAATGTTGGGCTGGAGTGCAGCGTTCACCTTGCGTACACCGCCTACCTGACGTTCCAGTTCCAGGAAGTTACCCTTACTGTTCAGGATTACCATTATATAGTCACCCTCTTTGGTCGGAGTATAAGCTTCCGTAATGTCGGCAAACTTGTCCGACTTGGCGATGGTAGTGGCATTCTCCGTGCTGCCACATTCAATGATGTAGGCTACACCGGCTTTGGCATTCGTAATATCCGTAATCGCTTTGGCTCCAGTGTTGGCCGCTGTTATCTGCCAGAATCCCTTTGAAGCATCGACAGTGGTCGCGTCCGCTGCCATATCGACGGTAGGTTTGTTTATGAAGATCTGCTGCCATTCGTAATTGTTGGCCTTCAGTTTTTCCAGGCTGTCAAAACGGCGGCCGGTGAACGAAGCGGCGGTGCCTTCTTTCCAGGTGGACCATGCCTTTACCAGTTCCATGTCCTCTTTCACCTTGATAGAGAGCATCTCGCCCGGTACGAATTCCAGGAACTGGAGGTTGCCCGGAACATCCATGAACATGAGGGGAAGCTGACCGAGGTAAGGCAACCAGATGATACGCATATTTGTGTCAGGTACCACATTGCGGTAACTGTCCGGACCGGAAAAATCAATGTCCTTTCCATATTTGGCGCGGACATTCTTAATCCACCAGGGAAGATGGGTCTTATTCAGATAGAGGACGTGGCGGTCAAGATCCATGTCTTCTGTGCAGGATGCCACCACATCGCCGACAAACTCCTGAACGGAATCCAACATGTTGGAAGCCGTGTAGCTGCGATAGGACTCATCGTCATGGGGAAGAATCTTAAACTCATGCATGTAGCGGACCAGTGTGTATATGATTCCGGTCGATGCGTTCAAGTAACTGCCTGCGACACCCGTTTCCGGCTTGACATAGATACCCCGCATACGGCGTTTGTTCTGCTCCACCTGCGCAGTTTCCAATGAGTTTAGGATGCAGAACTCGATCATGGTCCACTTGATAGGATCGGAGCCTTCCTTGTTCAGATAAGCGATGTACATGCGCTCCAGTTCTTTCATCGGACCGAACTTGAGCTTGATCATCGCATCATCCACATGACCCATCTCGTTCTCAAGCTTCATGTCACCCTTCCAGATTTCACCCTGCTGGTAAGCTTGGGAAACTTCGGAGAAGAAGGCATTGAACACGAGGTCATGGTCTTGAATTCCATAGCGGACGGGAAAATACTGCGTGAGGTCGCGGACTGAGAGTACACGGGCAATCAAATAGTCCTGACGCAGAACCACATACTGGTTGCCCACACCGGCTGTATCCACCCCTTCGTAGTTCGTACTGAATTCTCCGGCTGCCAGACGTTTGGCGTCAAGCATGCCGTTTCTGTGCAGATAATCGTAACGCTGCTGCAGTGAACGGGAGAAAGTAACGGCCTGGCGACGGAAAGCGGCCCCTTCAATCTCTTCATTCCATGGACCGTAAGAAGAAGCGGAGGCCGGATTGACAGCAATTTTGTTCCAACGTTCGGACATGGAGAACATCTGGTTTTCGATACCGAAAAGATACCGGGAACGGTCTGCCGGTCCCGTGAACATGATGGAAGCGGCTGTCACTGTCCGGGAAGGGATATCATCCTCCGCGCGGTTGTTCATATTGTCAACCAGGCTCTGCACAGCGGTGGCCAGTTGAACCAGGCCTTCACCGTTGGCTGGCTGTGAAATGGTCTGCACCGGTCCATTCCCACTATTTTCCTCTTCCGTGGTTGTTGAATTGGTTTGTACCGGATTGACGATACTTCCAAGAATGGACTGTACCTGGTCAATCTGTTCCTGGGTGACGGCAACCGTTTGCCGTTGCGCCGCCTGGTCCGCAGCCAAGTCATCCTGAAGGATAGACTGGTACTCCTGATTATAGGAGTTGACTATCTGTCCCCATTCTTCCTGGGTCAGTTGATTGGCTTTCGCTTTGTCCAGCAGATTCAGTTTCTGCAGGACGGTCTGAATTCTTTCCTTTAAATTCATGATAAACAAAAGTTAAGTTATAAATAGTTGAGAGCACTTCTTTTTATATTCTCAATCTCCATATAGCTGCGACCGAGCTCTACAGCCTTGACCACAGCTTCGGGAAAAGTCATGGAGGCGTCAACCAGCCCTTTATCGATGGCATGCGGAGTATCGAACGTTTCACCACGGAATACCGGATCGTCTTCCGGCAGGCTGCCCAGTTGCGGTCTGGACGCAAGAACGGCGGCAAGGAACTGTTCATTGGGTGGATCCAGTTCTTCTTTGATGTACTGTTCCGGTTTCCCTCTGAGCAAGTCATCCGTCTTTTTATTCTTCAGATCTGATTTCGTGGCTTTGGCCTGGATGAGTTTGAGACCCATCCTTTCGAACCATCCGTCATAGTTACAAGTGGAAATCATGGTTCCTATGCAGCCGATGGTATCATAGGCCGTGAGTGCGGCAATGAAACTGGAATGGCAGGTTATATAATAGCTGGCCGAACAGTTGCACTGCTCCACCAATGTCATGACTGGCTTGCCGAGTGAGCGCATCGTCTCACTGAGTCTGTCCATATACCATGCTTCCCCTCCCGGAGAGTTCACATGCAGGAAATGGCAGGTTATGGCCGGATTGGCTTCTGCCGCAAGCAGGTCCCGTTCGAACTGCTTGGAGGAGAAATACCACTGACAATCTGAGGTGATGAATCCCCAGATACGGTGATAGGCGATACTGCCTTCAGGAAGTTCGTCAGAAGAGAAGTCATCGGTGACGGTTATACCCTGGAGTTCTGAACGGGCCTTCATTTCCTGCTGAAGAAGTGAAAGGGCCTTTTTCGATGTCTCTTTATATGTGGGAGGATTTTCATTGAAGAAAAAGGATGTCGGCTGCAGACTGTCAGCGGGCACCAATGGAAAAGCCTCTATCATGGCAGAAGACAAGCCCTCTGCCGTGATAAGAAGCCGGTGTATATTTAAAGTAAGAAGCTGGCGTAGATAAGTTCTGTTCATTGCGTATCTTTTCAGCGAAGATAGGCAGCCTGCAGAAAGGGGTGAAGGACGCTACAATAGCGGGGAACTGAGCATTTTGCATTCAATTTTCAGAGTTGCCGAATTCAGATTGGGGGATATCGAGACAATGGCGGGTATTTTTTTGTCCCCGATCCGGAAACTCCGGTGCCTGGTGTCAGTGAACTCGACAATGCAGAACCTGCCAGCCAGGAAGTCTTTCATCACTCCGGATGGAGGAAGGCTTATGCTTATATCTTTATTGCAATTGAAACAGCGGCCCGCCTCTGAGGATTCCGGTACCGGAGTAAACTCAAACTCATCGGCCATGAACCGATAGGCATCCTGGCGCATGCTGGTCACCGGATAGACTTTAATCTGAATGGAAAGTTCTTTCATATTAGGATATTTATTTGTAATTCAACAAGTTCGCCATACATAGGACATTTTGTCCGCCATTTTGGGACAAAACGCATAGTTCGGTCGGTGATTTTTTAGCCGTTTTTTAACTTCTTTTTATATTCGCGGCGTTTTTTCCGCTTGCGGATGTTCTCCCGCCACCGATAGAAGTTCTTCAGCAACGCATCCTCACTGATGCTGTCTATGCAATACGCACATAGGAAATTGTGAACGATATCGAGATTGTTCAACTCATGTCCGTTCAAGTCGTTCTCGTCCATTGCCGTATGAAGTTCCCGGTTGAACATCCTGCGTATTTCCGTTTCTATGATTTTGGCCGACCGTGGAGACAGATAGTTGTATATTTCCGGATCCTTACCGATACGCCTCTCCGGGAGTATGATAGTCAGATTGCCGTCATCTATGGGAGACTGGTTCTGATGACGCCGCGACATCAGCGTCCATATCACATGGTACAAGTCCGTATTGTCAGGAATACGGAAAGGTTCATCCGCACCGTTGTTGTACTTTCCACGCAGATATTCAGCCAGGTAAGGTGTTATTGAAATACTCGTCGTAATCATGCTCATTTCCTTAAAAAAATTTTTTGAAACCGTTTTTGTTTATTTTTGCTTCCAACTGTCCTACAGTCCAACAGCATTATTAAAGTTACTGATTATTATTTAGTTATACAAATTTACTATAAAGAAAATACTGTTGGAGGACGTCCAACACGTCCAACAAGCCGCATTTTTTGCCGTTTTTGTTGGACGGAGCCAGTTGGATGGTTGAAAAATGGCAATCCAACACGTCCAACAGCGTCCAACAAGACAACGCCATTGTAGTATATATATATGATTAAATAGAAAATATATACTACTATACAACAGAGAGTTACATTTTAAAATTCTTTCTCTTGTTGGACTGTTGGACTGTTGGACGCCTCTTTTGAAATATTTTCTTTTCAAAACTCCCTCTATATTGCTTATCTTTTTATTCCAGGGGGTCCGGGGGATGGAGTAGGGAAGTATCATAAGATACCAGGAGGATGAAACCGAACGAAATGTCCGTAAATCAGAATATAAAAAAGCATTTATTCCCGATGGGGCGGCCACCGGGAATAAAGCATAAAGTTGATGTGAAAGATGCAAGTCAAGAAAAGTATGCCGGAAGTACCATGGCATCCGGATAACGGTTGATGAACGAAAGCATGTTCCGCTCACGTTTCCGTTCCTGGCACCTCTTATGGTAAGCACGTTTCTTCCGGTATCGTTCCAGCAAATCGACCAGCAAGTGCTCATAGTCTTCAGCACCGACCGTATAGTAGATGCCACTGATATTGAACACACCGGTGATGGCAACACCGTTCTTACGGCGCTTGCGAAGAATATGGATGGAGAAACCTTGCAAATCAATTCCCATACTGTGGAAATACTCGTAAGGGGTGAGTGTGGAGATGTTGATGCCCGTTTCGTGGGCGGACGTTCCGAAACTGTTGTGAGCAGTGATGGAAACTTTTGCATTGTTGTTAGACATGACAATAAGTTTTTTAAATGAAAGTATCCGTGCCTTTCCCGTTGTCTAACACATCTCACAAATGCTGTGGGCGCATTAACGCTCCACACGGGGGTACACGGATACCATATATGGTACACAATATGTCCGGGCATAAAAAATGCCTGCACCGAAAATGCAAGCTTGCTGCCCGCATTTGTGAGAATATGTATGTTAGACATTGCAAACATAGCGATTATTTTTGAATAGTGCGGCATTCTGCCCGGATTATTTTTTAGAAATCTATTTTCAATTGCCTACTCTCAATATCGTAATCATTCATTGTCAATGAACGCAATTGTTTTAGTTTGGCCTCGGCCTCCGAAAGTATATTCTTTGCAGTGCGAAAGTGTTCTTTGGCATCATCTACAATCGAAAGTTGGCGGTCTATCTCAATTTGCTTTTGTTCTACAAATTGGGCACGGGCGGTGAAATGCAGGAACAGGGCATGATAACATTCGTGCTGGTATTTTATTAACGTAGGTTTTGCATCTTCGTTTACATTGGCCGGATTTATTGTAAAAAGCCAACCGAAGATAAATTCCAATGGAAGGCACAACATTTCTCGCTGTTTTCCATCGGCGGCAACCATTACCCTCAGGGTAACAGTTGAAGAGAGAATCGGATGTTCTTTTATCTTGGTCGTCTGTCTCTCGTAAGCAATGCCCAACGCCTCGCAGATAGGGCGGATGGGTACCATTTGTTCGTCACTCGTAGATACTATATCTACATTGTTCACTCTTGCAATAATCTTTGTTTCCATAATCTGTTCGTTTTAAAAGTTGGCAATCTTTTGGTTCTTATTCTCCGGTGACCTTTTCCGTTTCCCTGGTCATTTCTTCAGCTGTGAACGGTAGATTCAACTGGCGGTTGTTCGCCCTCCAGTCCTCGATGGTGAGCTTCATCACCTGATTCAGTTCAGACTTTGCCTCATTCATCAGTTTCTGTGCATCCTTGAAGCGGCGCTGGCACTCCTGGTACTCGGTCACTTTCTTCTCCATGACCTCCTGTTTCTGTTTGAGGAAGGTTTGCGGCTCGGTGAAGTGCTCGAACAATGCTTTGTAGCACTCCGTCTGATAACGCAGGACGGCCTCTCTGGCATTTTCGCTGACTTTGAACGTGTCGATGGAGAAGAGCCAGCCAAAGATGTACATGTAGGGAATGGCATACATATCATACGTCTTTCCATCCTTTCCAGTTGCGTGTATCATACACGCAACTGGACCGAGTATTTCATTCCGTTCGATGCGTTGTTTTTGGCCGTTTGCATCAATGCCCAGTGCCTCGCATATCGGTCGGATGGGCACCAGTTGTTCGTCACTCGTAGAGACGATGTCCACATTGTTCACTCTCGTAATAATTTTTGTTTCCATAACTCGTTTTTTAAAGTTTATAATAAAAATCAGAACTTCAGCTCTTGGGGGGCACCGATTGCTCCGATAGGGTCATTGTCGGGATTATCGTCAACACGGGATTCTTCAGAACCGCGTTGCAAATCAATGCTATATAATTCTCTGAAAATTTCGTAGTTGATAGCTATGCAACTGGAATTGGTACACTTCTTCTCAACTTTACGCACCATGTCATTGTTAAGCTTTACCGGAATTCCGGTTTCATTGGGAGTATCTTCCTCGAAACCGCCGCGTGGTACCTCCACGACTTCATACCAATTGAACCGGCGTGCATGGACAAAGCCCAGATAACTGGGATGGGAGCGGAGGTTCTGCTCGATGGTCGACTGCGTTGAGTCTTCCTGGTTATATGAAGAACGTGCGTACTGCGTATAGATGGTACTGACGCGTAGGAATAACACGCGGGTTCCTGCAGGAATAGGGACCTCCTTTTTCTCTCCTCCGGGCAGCTTGATGGTGATTCGTTCCGGTGTATCAATGGCGAAGTCCCTGCCTTCCCTGATTGCCTTGGTATCAATCATCACATCCATAGCCTTGAAGAATGTGGCCAGTTTATCCGTCTTGGAAATCAGTTCCACCTGGAATTTGATTTTATCGCAGGCTATTTTAAAAAACTCCTCATAGGTGAACGGTAATTTCAACTCTGTATAATCCTCAATCAGTCTGCATGTCGCCAGAAACAATGATGCAGTCTTCATGAGGCGGTCAATCTCACCGGCATTTATCAGCGCCTGCTTCAATTCATCATAGGATTTCTGCTTCAGTGCCCGGAAATGCTGCATTACCAGCGGACGCAGCTGAAGGACTTCAAAGAGGACATTCGACAACCCGATTTTGGCCGGATCCTCTATATCCTTGAGTTTGTTGAAAAGCTCCACTTCCTCCCTGGTCCGGTTTTTCGGTTTGGGGACTTCGCAGACTATAATACGTGACATGAGTGCATTGTCATCACGTTGGGGAGTTTCCTGGCCGCAAATGACAACCGGTGCGTACACCTTGTCGTTTTCTATCTCCTTGCCGGATGTGCCTTTACGCTTCTGTCTTCCATCACCATCATATACTATTCCTTTAAGTGCCTGGAACTTTATATCTGATATATCTTTATTGTTGTATTCATCAAGGACAACCGGAACATCCCGGAAAGTGCTCATCAATGTGGACATGGCTGCATCGGTACCGATGTTCAGGTTGAAAATTGGTATTTTCGGAGATATGAATAGGGAACGGATGGATATCGCAATCTGTGTTTTTCCGGATGACATCGGTCCCATAAAGAATGGTGCTGTAAACAAACGGTCTATGCAGTGTATATTGCTTCGGAAAGCGCACATGATGGCAAAGAGAATGGCCCATTTCCCGTTGTCATTGATTTTATATACACGGTCCATCAGTGAGGCCCATTCGTCGAAAGTACAACGTTTGTCTATAGGGATTTCCTTATAGACAAGCTGTGAAATAAGTTCATACTTGTCGGACTGCTTGCCGGAACCGGCATATATGGTGGAGAATGCCGGTAGATAATAGTTCTTGCCATTGTGGGTGACCACTCCAAGCTCATTCACCGCATCAAATCTCGGTATTCCGTCAACAACATGGAAGATGCCGTTGGCAAAGGCAAAAAACTGTTGGTCTTCCCGTCGGGAGAAACCGTCTTCTTGTTGGTTCCCGTATGTGGAAACCTCTGTGCAAGTAACATAATGTCTGCTCATATATTCACGTATTTTAGTCCAATGTTTCTCTTCACCATTGGTGAAGTTGACTGCTTCCAGCATAATCAGCTTTTCCTCAATAGTGCTTTTCTTGGCCAGGACTTTGGAATTCACCTCAATGTAAAGCGGTGTCTTGTAATAACGGCGGTTTATTCTAAGGACACGCTTGTTTTCCTCGTCGTTGTCCGAGTAAATATGCAAGAGTGGAATCATATAGAAGTCACCGACCATGGTATGGCCGGACTTCTCATTCTTGAAAAGGTAGCATACCGGCTCCCCCTGCTTGTTTAACTTCGGATAGTAATTGCATTGCTGGAACATCTGCAGATATTCCGGATTGTCCTGGACATAACGGGGAAGTTCGTCCGGGTCATAATTCTCTTCAGTATAGTCATCGTCCGTCCGTTGTGCATTGATGGCCATGCGTGATTTGCGTTTGGCCAGATAGGGCTTGAGTATTTCATTCAGGGCTTGCTTGGTCAGCCCCAGGCAATTCTGAAAGTAGGTAAAGTTGATGATGCGTACCGAATCTTCCGCGTAGCTGATTATTTCAGCACAACGTTCTATATAGGGAGCACGCTCGCCATTATAGGTCTTAAAAAAAGATTTGTGCAGGAATACATAGAATTTCGCGAAATTGAAAGTCTCGATGATATCGTTCGTCTCTTCATCCATATTTTCCCCGTCATCGCTTTCTTCCTCGTCATCATTATTATCCACATTCCGTTCAACCGTTATGGTGATATTGGAAATACCGGCACGGAAAATGGCAGATAGTCCGGCAAGGTAACCGGATTCCGTACCGTCTTTTGCAATAGTAAGGCCATCACTGTCAGAGGTGAACATCTGGCTTGCCTGACGCAACTGCTGTATGTCGTTCATTCCAGGAATGCCATGGACGTATGCTATGGGAGCATCTCCATACAAGGTGAGGAACTCCTGATAATCTGATGTCAGGATGCAAGGCTCATTTCCGCTACGTGCCTCCGCAATCATATCGATACCATATATACCGGGAGCCATCTTGTCTTTCTCCTTGATGGAAGCTGTCTTCCGCTGTCGCAAGATGGAATTCACTTTCCGCTGGATGACTTCCGTGTTGCTGCCGAAAATCCCGGCCATTATCTCTATGCACTTGAGAAGAAGTGTTTCCGAAGGGATGACAGATATGAGGGTTGAAAGCCGTTGCATTGCCTCTTCCTCTCTGTTTGGGTCGGTTCCGGGATTCTTGCCTCGTAAGGAGATGGCAAAATATTGAAGGAAATTCTGTTCCCGGTTTGCAAGCCATTTCCCGGTTTCAAGTTTCTGCTCCTGGGCAATATTATCAGGATCTTTCCCTTCAGGAAGCGGAACTGCACTGACCTGGAAACCCGCACGCAGGAAAGCCTCACAGTTGGCCAGTGACGCTTTCAGCCCGGCTGCATCCGCATCATATACAAGTATCACGCGATGGGTGAACCGGCCAAGCAGCTGTATCTGTTCCGGAGTCAGTGCAGTTCCGCTGGTGGCAACGGTATTGCAGACACCGAACTTGTGCATGGACATGGCATCGAACTGACCTTCGACTATATACGCACAATCATACCTTGCAATGGCAGTACGTGCCTGGTACAGACCGAAAAGGTGAGTGCCTTTCTTGAACAACGGCGTGTCCCCGGTATTGACGTACTTGCCGGTGTTTTCCTGCGGGGTCAGCCAGCGTCCGGTATATCCGTTTATGTTGCCCTTGATATCAAAATAGGGAAACATGATGCGGTCCTTGAAAGTGTCGAAGGTGAAGTTCTTCTCGCTTCTCTTCAGGATGTCCGTCTCAAGCAGCTTCTGTTCGGAAAATCCGGCTGCAAGCATCTCCTTTTTAGCCAGGTTGCCTGCCGGGGCATATCCAATTCTGAAATCCTTCAGGACCTTGTCATCCAGGCTGAACCCTCTGTCATGCAGATAAAGTTGCGCCTCCGGAAGATGCTTCTCGAAAAAGAATGCGGCGCCTTTCATCGCTATACGCTGCGCTTCACGTTCTTTTACCCTGGCCGTTTCCTCGTCGGACATCACCCGTTCAGGGAGAGAGATTCCCGCACGGCCAGCCAGCCAGGTGACAGCCTCGTTGAATGACATGTTCTCATGGTCCTGGACAAACTGGATGACATCCCCTCCTTTGCCGCAGACGAAACACTTGTATGTCTGTCTTGACGGGCTAACGGTCATCGACGGATGCCGGTCTGGATGAAACGGGCAGATCCCTATATAATTGATACCTCTCTTGTGAAGGGATACAAACTGGCCAATCACGTCCGTAATCTCGTTGGCATCCTTTATTCTCTGTTTTAATTCGTCATCAATCATTGTTCTTCAAATATGCAAAGTTGACGCGCTGCGAATGCCTCCTCCAGTGTTATGCCGAAATACTTCGACAACGCGATATATTCTTCTTGGTTTATATTTTTTCGGCCATAGAAAATATCCCACCAGCGCATCTGGTTGATGCCTACCTCCTGGTAGAAGGCACGGTTGGGCATGAAATTTTCCGGATGCCGGAATTTCAGTCGGAGAATCTCCTGCACCAGATTCCGCTTGACTGTCTGTCCCACTACAATATGCTTCCGGTGCATATATAACTGTACAGCCAATGCGGATCTTCCCAAATGCTCCGCCATTTGTTCCAATGTCTTCTTATTGACATTTTCCCGGACGTATCTGTCCTCATCGGGTTGCCATCTTCCATTGTTCATAGCTTTCTTTCCTCCATATCTGTGTATAGTCTTCATTGAATTCGTATTCAGAGTGCCCGGTAATATAGCAGCAACAGAATTTGATAAATAGTTCCTGCTGCTCCGGTATGACCGAGCCCCCGATATCATAGTAATGCATGACCTTGAGCTTGTCGAGGGCACTATATACCCTCGTCTCAAACTCAAGAAAAGCGTCGACGCCAAGCTTCTCCAAGAAACGGTCTATCCAATCAAGATTTTCCATTCTATATTTCAATAGGCTTTCCATATCATCAAGGACGTTATCCGCTCCTACAGTTCCCGCGTTTCTTTCAGGCTCCCAATGAGCAAGTTCATCAGTCTCGCATATAGTCCGGAAGCTTCCTTCAGATTATCCGGATTCTTACCGGTAAGATGTAGCGTCATCTTATCCTTGGAGTAGTCCTGGCATATAGCCAAGTGCAGTTCCCGGTTCCGGTCATCAACTACCGAGACCTTCACTTCCTCCACCACACAACCAAGTTCTGAAGAGTCCAGCCACAAATATGACTTTTCATCTGTCTTCAGATGGCAGTACCGATGTACTTTGCCACCTTTACGAATTAACTCCACTTCGACGATTGTCGCTACCTGATTGGTACGCAGGATGCGCACCTTCTGACCTTTTTTCATTGATATTTCTTTTTTATTCATTACTAATTTGTTATACTCTAATTGATTAATTCATATTTCAAAAATCTTGCAAGCGTATTTCTATCAACCTTACATATTTTTGCTATTTTACGCTGTGATATGCCTTCGTCAATCAATCCTTTTATCAAGGCATTTTTCCCATACAATTTATATTTGTCAGGAGAACTCTTTCTGCCTTTAGGACGACCAAGGACTACGCCTTCCAATCTCTTTCTGGCTAATGCTTCTTTAGTCCGCTGGCTAATCATGTCACGTTCTATTTCAGCAGCAATTCCGAAAGCAAAAGCAAGAACCTTACTTTGTATGTTATCTCCAAGTTCATATCCGTCTTTTACTGTATAAACCTTAACTTCATGAAGCATACAGAACTCCAATATTCGCATAATCATGAATAATTTTCTACCAAGACGGGAAAGCTCGGATGTAATAATCACATCCCCTTTTTGCAATTTCTTCATAAGTTTGCCCAATAACCGTTTTTCAGGCTCCTTCGTCCCAGATATGCCATCATCAATAATCCAATCATCAACTGACATCCCCAAGGATTCCGCTTTTTTGCAGACTCCTAACTTCTGATTATTAGAGTCCTGCTCGTCCGTACTTACTCTTAAATATCCGTATATCATAATACTGATTCTATTAATTGCATGGCTTCCAAACCATAATGTTTAATAATTATTTCCTTCATAGACATGCACTCCCATTCTTCAGGATACATATTCTGCAATCTATTGTCTAACGCAATTATATCAATTACCAATCTATTATTGATAGCTGATAACAGTGCATCATGTAAGTCTATTATAGGTATATTCGGCAGTAATCTCTGAAATTTCTTTCTGAACTCCGCCCATTCGTTGACTTTATAAATATTCATCACATTCTGTTCATTATGCATTGATTGATGCCTGAAATCCTCCATGTCGATTTGGTATAATATTTCTTTATGTCAAATATGTCGCACATTATACACGCTGAATTTATACGCTTATTCTTTCTAACCCCAGCGCACTTAACTGGGTATCCTTGAATATTCTTACTTATATTCATTTTTATTTTGGTTATATTTAAAGTTCACGCATCAACAGAACATCATTATAAGCATCTGCATCTATTTTTTTTGAGCAGATGCTTTTAATTTTGAATCCAGCTTCTAAAATATCAGCAAGATCTGTATCTGATAAGAAAGAACTCCTTATCTCAACGTATTCACCAGGCATTGTCAAGCCTACAATCTCTTTTTGTATCCAATACCTAACCCACCTATGTGCGCTTAGGAGATTGAAGATGATTTTCTCTATATTCATATTTATTCGATTACATTACAAAACATGTACAACCATATGCTCCACCTTCAGGCATTCCCCCGAAATCAACCCTGATACACAATTCTCCACAAATGACAAATGGCTTATCGCTTATCACTTTACCATAGACACCATAATGTTCGTGAAAGACCTCTGACCCCGGTTTCATTGAGTCCAGTGCCTTTTTCATTTTTTCGGAGGTATAAACGGTTATCCATCTGTTGGAATAATTGTAATAAAGCAGCCCGACACCGAGAGAATCGCACATCTTCAATACGGTTTCTTCCACCTGCTGCCTGCTAAAGACAACGCTGGTCTGTAGCTTCTGCACCTTAACGTCCGGAAATTTCTTTTTGAATGTTGTTTTCGTTACCATAAATCTTCATTTTTTATTAGTTCATCTGATTCAAAAGTGCTATTAATGCAGTGCCGTGTTTCAGGGTCACAGCTTAATTCTTCATCAGCGCAATGGCTACACAAGGTGTGGGTTTCATCTATCCACCAACAATTGCCTACTCGTGGATTAAAGCAAGGATCGTCATCGGTACAACCACAAATACGGCAAACACCTTTGGTTAATTCATTCTCATTCATACTTTAAAGATAATGGTGTGATGTACATAGGGATGGAAATTTTTGCTTGGTAGAATATCCCGCCAGTTCCAAGTTAAAGATGTCCTCTTCGATTTCTTTCCACGCCGAATATATACCATACATACATTCACGCGCATAGAAAGGCGGCTTGTAGGGGGCGCATACACAGATTATCTGCACATGTGATTTTCTGTTGTATGATACCAGCTTCGTCTTGGAATCGTCGAATAAATCTCCAACGACATGTTGGCCAGGACGGATATTGTAACAGTAACTGTTGTCCTGATACATGGTGAAGGGTCTCCCAAGGATATGTCGGGAAATCTGTCATTTTCATGTCTCTCATATTACCGTATATTAGATAGACACCCAATTGCAAATCCTATTATTCCAATATTTATCATCAAGATGATAATATCAAAGAGAAAGAGAATTCGGTAAGGTCCGGATGCTTTCCGCATTGCCCAGACACATAGTATCAAGGCGGCCACCAATGCAATCAGAGATGTCCATAAAAAAACAATCACATTACTCATCACTGTCCTATTTTTGCAAATTCATCTATCTTATCTGCCAAGGCATAATAGCCCATCACCTTTTCATAGGATATGATACAGACAATACTGTCACTGTCATGCTCCACAAGAATAGTCCACTGTCCACCCTTGGCATTCTCATATACCTCGAGCCGAACCGGACGGCTGCGTGGATATTTCTCATTCATAACCTTAATCTGGTGCTCGATGTCACACTTCAGTGCATCCAAAGAACATTCGTCAGCAATCAGATGTCGGTCAAACTGTTGCACGTATATCTGTAATGCCCTGCCTTTTTTGTTGACACTGGCATAAGTCTTGATGTTGTCTATAAAGTATCTCATAGCATTCAGATCTTATGTATTTACCAAGTATTGCTCCATAAGTTCGGGGATATCTTCTATCATCTTCAGCATGCACTCATGCGGTGCATCGAGAAATGAAATAACAAGGATACTAAGGTCCTGGTCTATCTGCCGAACTTCGTCTACCTGCAGGTAGTCCAGCGCATCAACGGCATCGACGAAAGGAAGATGGCTCTTGAGTGCAAAGCCACAGTTGCATATTACTCTGCCCGAAGCCGTCGGACGTGGAATCCATATCCTGAACTGTCCGTCAGGAGTGGAAATGGAGGAAAAACCTTTGTTATTATTCAT